CCTTCCTGGAAGCCCTCTGATTATGCCAACCCCTTCGCAGCGGTCCCCGCCAGAAACAACAGCTTACAGACCTACATCGGCATAATCCGGGCATCGGCATAATGCGCCAACCATCCGGTGGCCTCGGCCATCTCGGCGACCGTCGCTCCCTCGGGGCGCTGGAGCATGGCGATGATCTGTGCCTGCTTGGTGCCAGCGCGGATGGCGACGGGTTTCGCGGTGGCGGGGTCGTCGGGCGTTTTCGCGGGTTCCGCCTTCGGCTTCGCCCTCCGCGCGCTGGCGACAGCGCTGACTGCCAACGGCTCGATCCCGATGGCCTCCAGCCCGGCCTCGGTCGCGATGAGCGTGGTGCCGTGACCGTCGCCGGTCTCGCGCCACATCGGCTCGCCGCGGCGCAGGTTGGCCTCGACCTCCTCGAGCCAGCCGCGGGCGATCATCTTGCCGACGACCATCTTGGCAGCGGCGCCGACCAGCCCCTCGGGCAGCGGCAGGGCGAGATTACCGGGTCGGGTTGCGGCGCGGGACAGGATCAGGGACTGGGTGTCGGACGGGGTGGTCATCAGGGGCCTCCGTGGCTGTGGGCGCGCGCTGTGCGCGCCTTCTACGGGAGCAAGCCCCGTCTTCGGACGGGGCAGCTTTGGTGCGGCGTAGGCGCGTCAGGCAGCGTGTTCACCCTCGCCAAAGAGGAAGTCAGTGATCTTGCGCAGATCGGCGGCAACGCTGTTGAGCGATCCGACAGCGCCCCAGTTGATGGCGTCCGGATCGAATTCGAAATGGTCGTCGCTAAGGGCCTTCAGGCGCTCCAGCATCACGTCGATCTCTGCCTTGGCGGCGATGAAGGCGTCGAGTGCTTTGGAATTGTCGGCGGCGCGGCGGGTGGTCATGGCGGGGTATCCTTGGGTGAGTTGCATCGTTTCCTTGCGATCAGATTCGCTCTGTCGCGCCCTATAATCAACTTAATACCAAGCAATATCATCGGCTTGATCGGATTATCTGCGCCATGAAGGGCATGAGCGAACGCGAGTATGCGGCCCATTCCGGCCTGTCCCGCGGCGGGGTGCAGAAGGCGCGCAAGAACGGACGGCTGGTGGTCCATGACGACGGGTCGATCAATGCCGCGGCCTCGGATGTGCGGCGGGCGGAGATGACGGACCCCGATCAGCAGCGCCGCAGCTTGGGCGGGGACGGGCTGGCCAGCGGCCCCGGGGACACAACATCGTATATCAAGGCGCGCACGGCGCTCACGGTCTATGCGGCGCAGGAGCGCCAGCTGGCGGTCCAGAAGAAAAAGGGCACGCTGGTCGACCGCGCGCGGGCGGAAACGCTGGTGTTTCGCTTGGCGCGGCAGGAACGGGACGTCTGGGTCACCTGGCCCGGACGGGTGGCCGCACTGATGGCGGCGCAGATCATGGCGGAGGTGGAACGGCAATCCGGGGCATCGGTGACGATCGAGACCGCGATCATGCAGAGGGTGCTGGAAGCCCATGTCCGCGAACAGCTCGACGCCCTCGCCGACCTCCGGGTCTCGCTTGCATGATGAGGAGGACGACAACGACCTGACGGCCGACCTCGACCTCGGCTTCGACGGCGCCGAGGACCTGCTGAGGGTCTGGCGGCAGGGGATGCGGCCCGATCCGAACCTGACGGTCTCGGAATGGGCGGATCAGCATCGCTGGCTGTCGTCGCGGGGCGCGGCCGAGCCGGGGCGGTACCGTACCGCCCGCGCGCCCTATCTGCGCGAGATCATGGATGCGCTGTCGCCCGGTCATCCCGCCCAGCGCATCACCTTCATGAAGGCGGCGCAGGTCGGGGCCACGGAAGCGGGCAACAACTGGATCGGCTTTGTCATCCATCACGCGCCGGGGCCGATGCTGGCGGTGCTGCCGAGCCTGGAACTGGCCAAGCGCACCTCGCGCGGCCGTTTGGACCCTCTGATCGCGGATAGCCCGGCGCTGCGCGAGCGGGTGAACCCGGCCCGGTCGCGGGATGCGGGCAATTCGATGCTGTCGAAGGAATTCCCCGGCGGCATCCTGGTCCTGACCGGCGCGAACTCGGCCACCGGCCTGCGGTCAATGCCCGCGCGCTATGTGTTTCTGGACGAAGTCGATGCCTATCCGGCCTCGGCCGACGAGGAAGGCGATCCGGTCACGCTGGCGGAAGCCCGCACCACCACCTTCTCGCACCGGCGCAAGGTGTTCATGGTCTCGACGCCCACGATTCGGGGGCTGTCCCGCATCGAGCGGGAATTCGAGGCATCCGACCAGCGGCGCTACTTCGTGCCCTGCCCGCATTGCGGGGCGATGCAGTGGCTGCAGTTCGACCGGCTGCGCTGGGCAAAGGGGAAGCCGGAAACAGCGGCCTATCACTGCGAGGGTTGCGAACGGCCCATTGCCGAGCACCACAAGACCGAGATGCTCGCCCGCGGCGAATGGCGGGCGACGGCGGTTTCCAGGGATCCGAAGGCCATCGGCTTCCATCTCTCGGCGCTCTATTCGCCCTTGGGCTGGAAAAGCTGGTCCGACGTCGCGCGGGAGTGGCTGGCGGCCCAGGGGTCGGACGAGACGCTGCGCGTCGCGCGCAACACGCTTCTGGGCGAGACATGGGTCGAGTCAGGCGACGCGCCGGAATGGCAGCGGCTGGCGGATCGGCGCGAAGCCTGGAAGCCGGGCACGGTACCGATGGCGGGGCTGTTCCTGACGGCCGGGGCAGACGTGCAGAAGGACCGGATCGAGGTCGATATCTGGGCCTGGGGCCGCGGCCTCGAGTCCTGGCTCGTCGATCACATCGTCATCCCGGGCGGGCCCGACGATCCTGCCGCGTGGGAGAAGCTGGCCGCCCTCCTCGGACGCAGCTGGCAACATGCGAACGGCGCGCTCATGACGGTAGCACGGCTGGGCATCGATACCGGCTACGAGGCTGCGGCGGTCTATGCCTGGTCGCGCAAGGTCGGGTTCGAACAGGTCGCGCCCTTGAAGGGGCTTGAGGGTTTCAACCGGTCGGCACCCGTGTCTGGCCCGACCTATGTCGATGCGACCATCGGCGGCAAACGCCTCCGCCGCGGCGCGCGGCTCTGGTCGGTGGCAACGGCGACGTTCAAGGCGGAGACCTACCGCTTCCTCCGGATCGAACGGCCCTCCGACGAGGACCGCGACGCTGGGTTGTTGGATGCTCCCGGTACGATCCATCTGCCTAGCTGGGCCGACACCGAATGGCTGAAACAGCTGGTGGCCGAACAGCTGGTCACCATCCGCAACAAGCGCGGCTATGCCCGTCAGGAATGGCAGAAGATGCGCGAGCGGAACGAGGCGCTGGACTGCCGGGTCTACGCCCGCGCCGCAGCGTGGATCCTTGGCGCCGACCGTTGGGACGAGGCGACCTGGCGACGGCTGGAAGCGCAGGCGGGCGTGGAAACGCGCATGCCCACGGCCGTGCCCACTGCTCCCACACAACCCGACCCGGCCGCACCCAAGGCCGGAACCCTGACCACGCCACGCCGGAAGCGGCGGGCCTACACCCCGAACTTCATGAGGGACTGATGGACCTGGAACACATGCAGGCCCTGCTGACCGCGCTGCAAGAGGCCCGCTTCGCCGGGCTGCGCAGCGTCAGCTACGACGGCAAGACCGTGACCTATGGCTCGGACACCGAACTGGCGGCGGCGATCCGGGATCTGGAGGGTCGGATCGCTACCGCCTCTGCCACCCCGCGTCGTCGTCGTTGGGGCACCGTGGCCACCAAGGGTCTGTGACCATGGTGCTGGATGCCTTCCGTCAGCGCCTTGGCAGCATCATCGGCGGGTTCGACGCGGCGCAATCCCACCGCCGCATGCGCGGGTTCCGCGCCACTCGGGCGCATGTGAACACGCTGATCGCCGCCTCGGGCGAGACGATCACCGCCCGGGCACGCTGGCTCGTGCGCAACAACGGCTATGCGGCGAACGCCGTCGATGCCTTTGCCAACCATGTCGTGGGCGACGGCATCAAGCCCTCGTCCAAGATTACTGAGGCCGCAAGGAAGGAGGAGCTGCAGAAACTCTGGCTCGCCTGGACGGATGAGGCCGATGCCGAGGGTCTGACCGATTTCTTCGGCCTGCAGCGCCGGGCCGCGCGGGAAGTGTTTCTGGCGGGTGAAGTGTTCCTGCGCATCCGCACGCGGAGGCCGGAGGATGGTCTGACCGTGCCGATGCAGCTGCAGATGCTGCCGTCCGAAATGCTGCCCCAGGACCTGACGCGCGCGTTGCCCGGCGCTGGGTCGATCCGGCAGGGCATCGAGTTCGACGGGATCGGGCGGCGCGTAGCCTACCACTTCCTGCGTCGCCATCCAGGCGACATGACAGATCCGGGGCTGGCGGGAGAGACGGTGCGCGTGCCCGCCTCGGAGGTGATCCACATCCTCGACCCGGTCGAGGCGGGCCAGTTGCGCGGCGTGTCGCGGTTTGCCGCGGCCGTCGTGAAGCTGTTCACGCTGGACCTCTACGACGACGCGGAACTGGAGCGGAAGAAAACTGCGGCGATGTTCGCGATGTTCATTACGTCGCCCGCCCCGGAAACCGCCCTCGATCCGGCCGAGGACGATCTGGAGGTGGAACCCGGCCAGGTGGTGCGGCTTGACCCGGGCGAGGATGTCACGACGCCATCCACCCCGGATTCCGGGTCCACCTATGAACCGTTCCAGTACCGCACGCTCCTGCAGATCGGCGCGGCGCTTGGCGTGCCCTATGGTTATCTGACTGGCGACACCGCCAAGGGCAACTTCTCGAACACGCGGATCGCGCTGGTGGATTTCCGCCGCCGCATCTCGGCCTTTCAGCATTCGGTGATGGTCTACCAGCTCTGCCGCGCTGTCTGGACGCGCTGGATGGACATGGCCATGCTAGCCGGGGCCATCGACCTGCCCGGCTATGCCACCGATCGGCGCCAATACCTCGCCTGCGACTGGCTCCCCACCAAGTGGGACTGGATCGACCCGGCCAAGGATGCCGCGGCGGAGATCCTGCAGATCGAAGCAGGCCTGAAATCCCGCACGCAGGCCATCGCCGAACGCGGCTATGACGCCGAACAGGTCGACCGCGAGATCGCCGCCGAACGCAAGCGCGAGGCGGAACTGGGGCTCGACTTCCGGCGGCCAGGATCGCCCGCGCAGGCGGTCGATGGCGGCGCTGGGTCAGGTGATGCCGAGGACCGGCAGCAAGATCAGCAGGACGGCAACAACAAGGAAGACGATGGCGAGGGCCGAGAACCCCGGCCCGCGGAGGACGCATGATGCATCACACCCAGATCGCCCAGCGCGTCTTCAACACACCGCTGATGGTCGATCCCGCCAAGGCGCTGGCCTTCCTGACCGGGCTTGGTCCGCGGATCACGGGGCGGGAGATCAGCGTCGAGGGGTTGGATGTCGCCGCCGAAGCGCAGGATGCAGCCAGCCTGCCCGCCCGCGCCTCGCTCTTTGGCGACGACCTGACCAGCCGCCAGGCACGAAACGGCGGCCAGCCGTTTGCCGTGGTGGATGGGATCGCGGTGATCGAGATCGCGGGCACGCTCGTCCATCGCGGCGCGTGGATTGGGCAATCCTCCGGTCTGACCTCCTACGAGGGGATCGCGGCCCAGCTGCAGGCGGCGCTGGCCGAGCCCGCCATCCGCGGTATCGCCCTCGATATCGACAGCTTCGGTGGCGAGGTCGCGGGGGCCTTCGATCTGGCTGACCGCATCCGTGCGGCGCGGGCGCAAAAGCCGATCCACGCCTTCGTCGCCGATCACGCCCTCTCGGCCGCCTATGCGCTGGCCTCCCAGGCCGACCGGATCATCCTGCCCCGCACCGGCGCAGTCGGCAGCATCGGCGTTGTGGCCATGCACAGCGACATGAGCGGGGCGCTCGACCAGAAGGGCATCGCCGTCACGCTGATCCATGCAGGCGCGCGCAAGGTCGATGCGAACCCGTATCAGCCGCTGCCCGAGGCCGTCCGCACGCGGATCGCGGGCGAACTTGAAGACCTGCGCCAGCTCTTCGCCGAAACCGTCGCCGAAGGGCGCGGCCGTCGCCTCGACACCCTTCAGGCGCTCGGCACCGAGGCCGCCGTCTTCCGTGGCGAGGCGGCCGTCTTCGCCGGTCTTGCCGACGAGGTGGCCGATCCCGTCACTGCCTTCCGCGCTTTCGCCGCCGCACCCCGCGGCACAACCACCCTCAGAGGAAAGGGCCCAATGATGACCACTGCCCCCGAAGACCATGCGCAGCCTGTGCCTGCGCCTGCCGCAAGCACCCCGCCGGAACCGGCCCCGCCCGCGGCAAGCGCGCCGCCGCAAACCACGGCGGCCGCCATGTCGCCCGAAGCGATCCGGGCCGAGGCGGCCGAGGTCGCGCAGGTCTGCGCGCAGGCGGCGCGCCTCGGCATCCAGATCGACGCTGCGGATGCCGTCGCCAAGGGCGTGAAGCCCGAAGCCCTGCGCGCCAAGGTCCTGGCCGATCTCGCCGCGTGCAGTGATGCCGCGGGCATCATCGCCACGGCCCCGGCGGCTGGCGCGAAGGAAAGCCCCATCGTCGCGGCCGCGAAGAAATCGGCCGCTGCCTCGCGCTGACAATTCTGCCCGCGCTGGGCGCCCCCATCCCCCAACATCCTGGAGACTGAACCATGCCCGTCCTGACGGAACCGCCCAGCATGGGCGATGTCCTCAAATATGAGGTCAACCCGAACTACACCCGCGAGGTGGTGACGCTGCTCGCGGGCATGCCCTATCCCGTCGGCTCGGTGCTCGGGAAAATCACGGCCAGCGGCAAGTTTACCCTGTCGCCCGCGAGCGGAGCCGACGGCTCGCAGGTCGCCACGGCCGTCCTGCTCTATGCCGTTGACGCGACGCTGGCCGATGCCATCGGCATCGTGCTGGTCCGCGGCCCCGCCATCGTCTCGCGCGCCGCCCTCGCCTACGGCGCCACCGTCGATGACGGCACCAAGATCGCCGCCAAGATCACCCAGCTGGCCGCCGTCGGCATCATCGCCCGTGACGGCGTCTGATCCCCCTTATCCCCCGGAGCATCCCCATGACCCTCGTCCGCAATCCCTTCGACGCTGGCGGCTATTCGCTGGCCGAGATGACGCAGGCCATCAACATCCTGCCCAACCTCTACACCCGCCTCGCCCAGATCGGCCTTTTCCGCTTCGAAGGCGTCAGCCAGCGGTCCGTCATCATCGAGCAGTACGAGGGCGTCCTGAGCCTGCTGCCCTCGGTCCCGCTCGGCGGCCCGGCCACAGTCGGCACCCGCGAAGGCCGGTCCATGCGGTCCTTCGCCCTGCCGTGGATCCCGCATGACGACGTGGTCCTGCCTGCCGACATCCAGGGGCAGCCAGCGCTGGGCGGCGCTTTCGATGCGGCCGATCCTCTGGTCGAGGTGATGAACCGCAAGCTGCTCCTCATGCGGCGCAAACATGCCCAGACCCGCGAATACATGGAGATGAACGCGCTCCGCGGCATCGTGAAGGACGGGGCCGGGACGACACTCTACAACTACTTTACCGAATTCGGCCTGACGCAGATCTCGGTGGACTTCGTGCTGGGCACCGCAGGCACGAACGTGCAGGGCAAGGTCCGCGAGGTGCTGCGCGCCATCGAGGACAACCTTCTGGGCGAGGCGATGACCTCCGTCCATGCCCTCGTCAGCCGCGAGTTCTTCGACAAGCTGATCGCGCACCCCAAGACCGAGGAAGCCTACAAGTTCTACGCCTCGACCGGCGCCCAGCCGCTGCGCGAGGATGTGCGGCGCAACTTCCCCTTCGGCGGCATTCTCTTCGAGGAATACTCCGGCACCGTCACCCTCTCGACCAAGACCACCGAACGGCTGGTCCCGGCAAACGAGGGCATCGCTTTCCCGCTCGGCACGATGGACACCTTCACCACCTATGGCGGCCCGGCGAACCTCTTGGAAACCGCCAACACCATCGGCCTGCCGCTCTACGCCCGCCAGCATCTCGACGAGAAGGGCCGCTGGATCGACGTCATGACAGAAGCCTCGATTCTGCCGGTCAACAAGCGGCCCCGGCTGGCGATCCGCCTTCACACGTCGAACTGACGCCAGGCAGAAACGCCTATGTCCATCTTTGCCACCGCCATGGACCGCATCTTCACGCAGGCTGACATGGCGGCCCCCGCCCTCTGGATCTCGGCCACCACATCCGAGGCACGCCCGATCCGCATCATCCGCCGCGCCCCGGATCGTGTCACCGACTTCGGCGCGGGGCGCTTCGTCAGCGACACGACGGTGGTGGATGTGCGCGTGGCCGACCTGCCCACCCCGCGCGCGGGCGACGTGATCGCCATCGGCGCGGACAGCCATGTCATCCAGGGAGAGCCGCTGCGCGACCGGGAACGGCTGATCTGGACCCTCGATCTCCGCCCCGCGTGAACCGCGATGAAACTGAAGCTCACCATCGATCCTGACATCGTCGCGATGATGCAGGTGGAAGTCGCTGCTGGGGAGAAGGCTGTCACCACGGCCATGCGTGAGGCAGGCGCGGGCCTCAAATCCGCCTGGCGCGGCCAGATCACTGGCGCGGGCCTCGGCACCCGGCTTGGTAACTCGATCCGGCTCGCCACCTATCCCAAGGGCGGCGAAAGCCTGAACGCCGCGGCGCTGGTCTGGTCGAACGCCCCGGTGATCGTCGGCGCGCATGACACCGGGCCGCTGATACGGTCGCGCGACGGGTTCTGGCTGGCCATCCCCACCCCGGCCGCAGGCAAATCCACCCGCGGCGGTCGCATCACCCCCGGCGAATGGGAACGCCGCACGGGGCTGCGGCTGCGCTTCATCTACCGGCGCAGGGGTCCGAGCCTGTTGGTGGCCGAGGGGCGGCTGAACAGCAAAGGGCGCGCGGTGGCAT